CCGCTTCCGCCATTATAAATATTAATATCAAAGCCGCTTTCATCAAGATTTTCTATTGTATAAGTATCTCCTTCGCTTCCATCTTGTATAGCAATTCCGATTTTGGGAACGGTAGCAAATGGCGCGTCAAACGTGATGTTTGAGCCCCCGATTTCCACGTTGCCCGAAAAAGAAACAATCCTATCGGGCATATCAATCGTAATTGTTACTTCTGAAATAACCGGAGTTGTAAACGGTAAAGTTCCTGAGCCATAAATTCGAAATCTAAAAGCTCTGGCTGTGTAATCGCCAATAACAAACCTTTTCCAATCGCTCCACGATGGAGTTCCCGATGGGTCGTCGTTGGTGATAGATACGGCAAGCCACACTTCCGCGCCCGACTGAACATCAAAATATAAATCAGGAACAGCGTATAAATCATCAATCTCCCAGAGGTCGCAAGAAGATACAAGGTCAATTGTTTGAGATGTAATGCTCGCGGAAACTCTTGAAGTATAAACTTCCGTGAGGTCTATAGTGTTTGATGGCTGAAAATATCCGCTTTCCACAATGGTTTTTGAAACGCCGTGCGCTTCCATCCAAGCCATAGAATTATAATTAATAAATCCGCTTGCGCTCTCTATTAAATAGGTGGTGTAAGTATCAGCGAAATCAAAGCCCGTCTCTACGGTTTTAAAGTTATATGTTTCACCAAAGGCTGCGGATACAATGGTAACGCCGGTATCCGCTGGCGTTAAAACTTCTTTTACTTTATTATTTGCATCACAAGATTCTGTCCCGGCTGAAGTAAAGTAATCATCCACCTTCAAACCCGTGCCATAGTGGTCTTCCTCTGTCGCCGTGATTATGTACAGTTTATATTGCGTGAGCGTTCCGCTATTAATTTCCGCGCTGTAAGTTTCCTCTGTTCCCGCCTCTTTTATGTAGCCGATAAGTTTTTTTCCAGTGGAATCAATTAAAATAATTCTGTAATCAATATATCCTGCCAGTATATCGCCGAAATCCAGAAAAGCGTTTCCATCCACCGCCGAAATTTTAATATTTGATATTTCTCCTTCAATGAAGTTTTTAACATCGAAATAATCTCCGTTGCCTGAGAGGCCGTAATCATATCTTAATCTTAAACCGCCATAACCTTCATCATAACGTAAGCCGCCGGAAATTCCATCCCACGAAACATCAGGCAGGCTAAGCGTTTCCACGACATTCAATCCTTCCAGCGCCGCGATGTCGCTAACCACTACGGAAGCGTTACGGCTTTTGTTGCCCTTGTAATCCACAGCCTTGATCAGATACGATCCCACCATCGCGGGGACTGTAATAGACGTTGCCGGTTTTCCCACTTTATTAATTAAGGGTGTAGCGCTTCCCCACGTCGCGCCCGCAGTAAGGCTGGAATATCTGATTTCGCAATGAGAGTAATCTATATCCGGCACTGCATCCCACGACAGAAAAGCGTTACTGCCAATTATATTACAGATAAAGTTTTCCACGTCCGGCGGTTCTTCCGCCTGACCCGTTACGACCTCAATGTGGGGCTCTGACCAATCAGAGAGCGCGCCATAAACAGACACCGCGCGGATTTTAATTCTGTAAGTTTCGCCATCTTGAATACCAGAAATATAAGCAAATCTATTCCCGCCCTCAATCGTCAGCCATTTCCATTTTGTCTCCAGTGTTTCCAGTTTATAAATCAGCTGGTAACGGTCAATCGGGATTGATGTTTCGGAAACGGAAAAATTAACAAGGATTCTTGTTTTAATTACACCATTTACAACTTCCAGCGCGTTTGTTCCCGACTCCACGCTAATAATTGTTGGCACGGAAGGTTTGATTTTTGTTATGTCCACGGGGCGCGTGATGTTTGGATCATACTCAGGAATACCGCCAGCGCGTAGTTGATAAATTTCAGGCGCAACATCAACAAGCGTCAGTTTCGCCGTAAAATCGTCGCTTCTTTCAATTCCCTTAACGATACATTCTGTTGTTTCCTTACCGGTTTCGCCGAACATCGCGAGGTCGCCAACTGATGGCGCAACGGCAATGGGTATGCCGGTTTCCAATGTAAAAGTAAGAGTATTAGTAATGCCACCGCTGTTATCTACTGCGTAGCAGACAGAAGTGTTGTCCTCGTCGGCCAATCTAAAACGGCAGGAATAATCTTTGCCCGATTCAAAGATTACGTTTTCATCGAGTGTAACGCTTGTTACATGAGTTTCTTCTGTGTTGAGAGTTATCTCTTTTACCCTTGCGGAGCCACTACCCCACAACGGAACATCATGCGTAACAAAAACATGGGAGCCGCGGCGCGCCACTAGGTGTTCAAAATCCATAAATAGGGTAAACGTTTCCGGCCTTAACTTCGCTTGACCGATATGATACCTTCCCAATTTCCAAACCAAACTAGGCTTTGTGATTCCATTGAATTTCAGAGATTCAAACAAAGTAGCGTTGCTTGCATTGTAGCCATCATCATACACAAAGCGTTCATCGGTTAGGTAATTGTTTTCTTCATTAACAAATTGAATCCTGAAAGCGTGAGGCTTATTGTAGAAAATTTTCGAAGACGAAAACCCCCACGAGTTCCGAGGCGTGATATGCTGAACCACAGGTGAATCTTCAGCATCCCAAATCACACTATGCGCCCCGTCAAATGATGGGGAAGCACAGGCGCTTGCCGCAATATCAATCAATGTATCGGTAACGGAAGCCGTGAAGTCGCGAATCATATTAAATTCAAATCCTTCGCTTGCACAAAAATCGTAAAACTCGCCGTACCTATCCTCGTCAATTTTTTCTGATGTTACTTTTTTAACATTCGCTGGATGTTGTAAAACCAGACGCATTAACGCCGCCGGATTATTTGAGGTCGTTTTCACTTTATCTATTGCCGTTGTGTCCCACGCCTCACCGTCCCATGTTTGCGCGTAAGAAGAAATTTCTCCATTAAGCTCGTCTATCACCCCATTTAATTGATTAGTCGCTCGTATCCGCAAGCAGGTCATCGCTAATGGCTGAGGGAACGTAATAGGGTCTCCCTTCGCCAGGCCCCTTAAAACATACCAATAAGATTTTGTGACAATTCTTGTACTATCATAATCGTTTGTGATTCGTGTCATTCGCACTTCGTAGTTTTTTGCGCTGTCAACTTTCCATCTGTGGCCGCGCCTTACTGTAGTCGTTGAATTATCAGTTACGTTGAAGGGGTCATCAAGATAAGTAATGCTACCCGAATCCACTACAAGGCTGTATGTTTGTGTCCCTCCGAATCCGATTATTACAATATCCGCTTTTACGCTGACCGTAAACCCGCTTACACCTTCAACTATCAGGTTTTCGTATTCCCAATGGGGCGCCGCCTCTTTGCCGGGAACATATTTAATTGTTGCAATCCTGTAATATCCCGAAAGGGTCGATGTGCCTTGATATAACTGGAATACTCCCCCTGTATTTACATACAGGGAATAAGTTGTGTTGGGATGAGATTGAACAGTAATCAATGGCCACGTTACACCCGCGTAACGATGTTTAAGCTTTTTCTTGACTGTTGTCCATTTATCTGTCCCCACTTCGCGGTACTCCAATCGTAATCGGCAATTTACTGCACCGTGCCAGCCCTCATTACTAAAAACACAAAGACCAGCCGGAAACATCACATCAACACTTAATTCATCCACAGATTCCGGCGCGGTTCGCGTCACCGCTCCGTCCGCTTTTTTTAGTTCAATATTGATAAAGCTCTGCGTCACCGACTTGGGGAATAGAGTTAAATCCGCGTCATCGCTGCGCCCCTCCACAGTTTCAATTTCCACATCTTCAAATTCACCGTCTAACTTAGTGCCGTCGCTTGACAATAACGTATCGCCAATTTTAATATTTCTAATTTTTAGTGGGCCGTACCCCCAAACAAAAACCATTCTTATATATTCGTCGTTGCCAACAATTTCTGTATATGGTTTTGCGCCTAAAGGCGGATAAAATTTATGGGTTCCCAAAATTACTGGTATTGTGCCAAACGGGATAAGTCTGTTAGATGCTCCTTGTATTGAATAAGTCGGGCTATCTTCGGGCGACTCCGAACTTAAACCGGCAACGGAAATTGGGAAAAGCGCGTTAATAAGCATAGTCCCCGCCGTCATTGTTACCGCGCCCCATGCCGCGCCATACAGATTTGCGGCCATGCCTTTTAAACCCAACTCGCCCGCGCTTAGAGCGCCGACGGGGCCGGTGAAATACCACGTCGCCGCGATAGCTACTACCATCACAACGATACTCAATATTGTCCGTAAGGGATTTTTCCCGCCCTCACTACTTGATCCATGAACAGGAATATAAACCAATACATGATCTTTATGCCCTGGAATAATATTCCAGCGGTCTTTGTTAATCAGCTCGCCGTTAATCTCTACAATAAAATCATCATTGCGATATAGGGTCGGAACGCCGCCCTGCTCATAAATATAATCAACAATATTCCTGATGCTCATTCCCTGCGGAACTGCGCACACACGCGGTGAACGGAAAGGACTAGGCGAAACTATGATTTTTGTATCTTCTAAATTCGGCAACTCGTTGCCTCCATGTGATAGAATTGTAATTCTCAATACACGAGTTTATTCCCGTCATAACGTGAATCATTTTTTTATTTCCAATTATTACTCCGCAATGCCAAACATATTCAGAAAACCTTAAAAGAATAACATCAAACACAATAGGCTTTTCCACCCTCTCCCATTTTTCCCGCTCGTCCTCCATAACCCGTGCTACATTTTTTAAGCAGGAAAAACTTTGGTTTATAAAAACCCCATTAAATAAATTAAGTTCGATACCTAATTGCTCTTGATAGATAAGAGCAACTAACCCGTAACAATCCGCGCCGTTTCTGTCTCTGCCGTCGCACTTAAACGGTATACCCACATAATTATTCCACCACATAATTATTCCACCACATCAAATAAACATTCCCTTGAAATAAGCAGGAGAAAAAGTTCCCGCCGGAAACGGCTCCTTTTGAAAAATATCCATTCTAACTTTTCCTGAAATTACGAACGCATCGTATGAAACTTCAGTAAGCGAAAATTCCGGCCATGACGCTTCCACCACGTCGGGCGTGTTATCCATAACAAGTTCTACCGTTA